TTAAGTAGTGGCGTACTATCGCACTCTCTCACGTATGGGGGAGAGTGTGGTAGTCTGCTCCTAAGAATAAGGGCAGAAAATTGAGAGCTAAAGAGAAAGAGGGCGAGTAATGCAACTACAAGAGATAGATACCTTGCAAGACCTGAAACTATGGGTGGAAGAAAATATGCAAGGGGCAACAGTGGAAGAGGGAGAGGGTGGAGTAATTATCCGCACCAATCTAATTTCGACAATGGGTGGATATCTACACGAAAGAGAGGGAGAGTAATGAAAGAGCTAGAGCAATTCTTAAATGTAGAGGCAGAATGGGTACTAGAGAGGTTGAGTACTAGCGTTGAGGCTAATGACCGCAATTATTATCAGGGCAGAATAGATCAACTAGCACAAGTAAGACGGCTACTAGGCCACCCACAAATAATGAGAGAGGGTAAGTAATGCCATACGCATACACGCTAGGAGAGGTGGCAAATATGACCCCTCGGCAGCAATTAGAGGGGCTAAAGGCGAGACTATTCCCGCCTAAATTTATTGTAGGCACCGGCTACATTGACGCCAGGCAGGTAGCTATTGAGTATTTAGAGGAACTTATAGCAGAAGAAAGAGAGGGTAAGTAATGAAGAACTACAAATGCACCGATTGTAAAAAAATCTTTAACATAGATAAAGGTACTTATGATGAAGAATGGGGTTTTCATTGTATCTATTGCGGGGGGCTAGAGTGAGCGATTACCGGTACGCCGTTGATCCGGCGTTCGATGATAATTCTGAGTGGGTATCTTGCGCGTGTGGGAGAGAGTATGACCGCAGGGAATATAATTCTGACGTTTGCATAGAGTGTGAGAATGAACTAACCAATAAACAAATGAGAGAGAGGGCAAGTAAATGAGCGACACAATATCTTGGGGTGAGCTGGCAGAATTGACTCACGCCACGCAAGTAGAACGATTCGGTTGGTGCATATGCGAGGACACAGACGGCGAAGGACAATTACACGATGATTGTCCAGTAGAAGGAGAGGGCAAGTAATGAATGAGTGCGTATATTGTGAGGGAGTGGCCGATTTTCAATGGCTAGACGGCGGTTGGTATGTATGTACCGGCTGCGTTAAAGAAGGCAAGACCGATACAGAAGCTATAGAAGAGGGAGAGAGTAATGAATAAGGAATATCTGGCAGCTAAGGCAGAACTATGCAGTAACCTAGCGCAGGAGCAATTAACCAACGGAGATACGGAAGAGGGAGTGAAGAACCTCAAGCGGATGATACGTGCGCTAGAGGAGATCAACCTTATCAACTACCTAGAAGAGAGAAGAGGGCTATGAGTAACACAGTAATAGTAAAGACCAAGACTTGCTGCGTCTGCAACGAGTATGAAGTCTGGAGCCTAGACCGGCATCTAGTAGATAGGTGGCAGGGAGGGGAGAATATCCAACGGGTATTCCCTGATATGAGCGCGGGGGAGAGAGAGGTGCTTATCACCGGTATCCACCCTGCCTGCTGGGATAAGATGTTTCCAGGGGAGGGTGACGATGACTAGCTTTCACCCCAAAGAATATGATCTCATCAACCTATATGAGGTGACCGATGAGCAAGGCGTAGCCCTATGGGGCGGTAACAATGAGGGCGAGGCCATCTTTTGGTGGCTTAAAGGTAATGAGACTGGCCGTATTTTGGTATCAGCGTGGGACAGTAACGATGAAGATGCTTATATGATCGGTAGACCCATAGATATCACCAAGATTGTGTCTAAGACCTATTTTTACCATAGGCTAGACTGATGAGCTTTACTATTGGGATCATCATAGTATTACTGATAACCTATGCACTTATAGTTACGGAGGAGAAGATCAATGACGGAGATCGCTAGAAGAATAGAGACTGCCAAGCGTAGCGCGGTAGGTCAGCGTAACTACCGGCGAGCAAGAGATAGGGCGATGACTCGCCTAGCTACTGCTTACCCTGAGACATACAAAGAACTACTCGAACAGGAGAAGATTGTAGATGAGCAGATGGGTAAGAAGTGGATTGATATTGACGGCAGCACTAGTCAGCCTATGGATCTTGACGCCAGCACATCACCTACGGGTGGAAGAGAGAGCGACCAAGCCAGCACCAGTCCAGACGAAGGCAACGATGGAGGAGAAGCGTGAAAACAAGGCACTTATCATTAGTTACTTACGAGCACTCGGCTACGATCAGCAGCAGAGAAAGTGTGCCATCACCCTATGGACCCGTGAGAGCAGGCTTGACCACCTCGCAGATAACCCAAGATCAACGGCTTTCGGAATTGCTCAGCTCCTTAGAGAGCGTAGTAGAAAGCCTGAACTACAAATCCTTCACGCTATACGATACGTTGAACACCGCTATCGAGGAAATTTCTGCAGTGCTCTCCAGCACTCAGACCGAAGAGGGTGGTACTAATGCTGACGGGAGTTAGTTTATTCGCAGGAGTCGGGGGCTTTGACCTGGCTATGCAGCGACAAGGAGTAAAGGTCGTTGCCTCGGTAGAGATAGATGCCAAATGCAACGAGGTGCTAGCTAAGCACTTCCCTGAAGCAACACGATTTACAGATGTAACTACAGTCAAAGGAGAGGATCTAATAAATGCAGGATTTACACCAAGCACAGGAATTATTACAGGAGGATTTCCCTGCCAAGACCTCAGCGTCGCTGGCAAGAGGGCTGGTCTTGCTGGCGAAAGAAGCGGGTTATTCTGGGAGATTGCAAGAATTGTGGATGAAACGCAGACCGAATACTTCGTCATCGAAAACGTCCCTGGTCTGCTATCCAGTAACAAAGGAAAAGATTTTGGAGTCGTCATCGGAACGATGGCCGACCTCGGGTATTCTCTCAGCTGGAGGGTGCTTGATGCTCAACACTTCGGAGTACCCCAGCGAAGGCGTCGTGTCTTCGTCGTTGGCCGACGTTCTATTGACTCAACAAGTCCTGCCAAAATTCTATTTAAGTCCAACAGCCTGCGAAGGAATCCTTCGACGAGCCAACCGACGGGGCAAGACTCTCCCAGAAGCTCTGACCAAGGCGTTGCAGGAACAGGTAAAGTCTTCTTAGGTAGCGGCAAAGATATTGCTAACTGCATACCGGCTGAGTTATATCATCACGGATCGGTGGTGAACCAAGATGCCAACAACGGACACGTGGTGGTTCACGAAGAGTAGACGGGCGCAGAATGTGGACGACTATGAAACTTGGATTGAAGGTGGAGTAATGCCTACAATGAACGCATTTGATAATGGAGACGTGAGAACGACAATCATTATCTTTCACCCTCACTACCACGACGGAGCTAGAGTACAAGGAGATACTATGAACACTCTTACATCACGTATGGGTACAGGTGGTAACAACGTATCTTGCGTTGCTACTGTGACCACAACAGCAGATGTGGTTGGATCATTACAGGCAAGAGACTATAAGGGAGTGGGTAATCAGTACGTGGCAGAGAACAAGTTAGTAGTTTCATTTGATACGCAGTTCGGATCTAATGCCACAACCTTTGAGGATATGTCTCCGACTCTTAAAGCTAGCCAGCAGCCACCATCGGTGACTGGTAGTTCAGTACGCCGCTTGACCCCTATCGAGTGTGAGAGATTGCAAGGATTTCCTGATGACTGGACGGCAGGGCAGTCAGACTCTCAACGCTATAAGCAGATGGGCAACGCAGTTGCAGTACCAGTAGTTGAGTGGATCATCCAGAATATTTGTGATACTATTTAACTGCCTCCTTCCGGAAGTACTAGCCCTCACCGAGTTACCCTCTTTCGCGGTGGGGGTTAGTGCTATCTACCCGCCGTTACTGTAGAACCCAGGACCCTTGAAGGTGACGGCGGGAGAGGACCAGCTGCGAGACATAGATTGGTGGCAGTCGGTACAGATAGGGTTGATAATCTCAACGTGGATAGACTGCTCGATCTCTCTGGTACTACCGCAATCACACTTGAAAGCATAGATCATAACTTCACTGCCTCTTCTATATCTAGGTAACCTACTAACTTATTAACCTTGGACTTGTTAGCAAACTCTGAAGTGGCAGGCATACGATGAGTAACCCACTCAGGCTCTGGTATATCCATCAGATCAAAGGAGTAGATACCAAGCGGAGTGGAGTTAATATAAAAAGGGATAAGGTCACGCTCTGCTGACTGAGTGATGAGCTTGCGATACTTCATCTCTTCAATAAGTAGTGTGTCATAGTGTGTATAGCGACACTTGAGTTCGATGTAGTGTCCGACCTTAGCACTGATGCAGTCAAAGGAATCATAGATTCCAGGGCTACGCTCTAGGTCAGGGTAGATACCATCTTTGAGATGGTCAAATAGTTCTTGTTCTTTCATCGGAACGGAGTCTCCCCGCCTAGTTTTTCCTGCAATCTGCGGAGAGAGTTGGTACATCTGCGATCAGCAGTAGATACTGCACACTCTAGGAACGCAGCAATCTGGTGCAGAGTAGCGTTCTCATAGTGACGCATACGCAACGCCACTTGATCCTTCTCATCTAATTCTAGGTAGGCTTTCTTAATATCTATCAGGCTAGCAAGCAGGTTGCCACCTTCTGCTGGGCTAGATGATCCTCGTGGTTGGCCATCTTTAATCATCTCTTGTGCCTGCTCTAGTACTGTGCCACTTACGATAGATGAGATAACAAAGGGTAGTAGCTGGCCAAGCATCAAGGTATCGTAGTAAGCCTCATCACTTAACTGATAGCCAGACTTGTTAGCCTTCTCCTTGCGTGCATAGCGTTCGACTGCACGCTTCATCTGCCAAGCGATACGACTTTGGTTATGTTCTAATTGCT